AACGTTATAAAGGTATAAGGTATTCAGATTGTCAGCGGCCGGGGCAACAGAACTGCTAAAGTGGAAATTTCCCCTGTCGTCTCTCTTCGTGGAATCCCAGCGCGCCTCGATTACCGGGCGCTTGAGAAAGAACTCTGACGTTCTCGAAAAGAACTTCTTTGTATAGTAGGATTTAGACGCGTCCTCCAGATCGTTTCGAAGTTTGATAAGCACGCCGTTGTTGCCTTTCGAACCTAGTACATTACCAGCACTATCAAGCCACTGTTCCACAAGAGGAGTAATGTCTAGTTCCAAGTCCTCTATTCCAGTTACGAAAGAGGCCGTGAAAGATGAAGATGTATCAATATAATAATCGCCACCTTCGGATGCCCATGCGGTTGATCCCGCTCGCTCAATCCAGTTAGAGCCCTTCACGTCGTATGTAAGATCTGTGTAACCTTCCATGTCAAGACCCGTGCCCTCTTCCCAATCGACCGGTGCGACAGACCCGTCCTGACTGCCCGAAATGGCCGAAACTACTAGATCAAAGTCCCGGGGCACAGTCTGCGAGTGTTTTGCGTTGTACAATCGAAGATAAAAATCGACACTACCACTGGCGGGGATTATTCCGTCGTTCCTGTTGGTCGTGATATCTGAAACGGGGAATCGTACTATAATCCTTTCATCTTCCAAAGAAGATGTTGTCGCCTGCGCATATATGTGAAACGTCTCAAGAATATCAGCCGCGCCCATATTCGAGCCAGTGCCTCTCGTCTTTAAGTTAGACTTGAAAGCATTTGTTATAGTGTTGTCGGCAGTTGCCACATATCTCTTTACGCCCATTATCGAATTGATCCTCTAATGTCAGAAAGCGGAATTTTAATTTCCCAAATGAAGTCTTCCGGGAACTCCACAAAGCGGCCATCGGCGGAAAGAGCGCCCTGTATATCATAATTAATGTCCGAATAAAGGCCGCCGACCTTGTTAACAATCGTAACGTCAACTGTGTCTACTACTCCCGCAATATTGTTTAATGTACTGTATATGCTGCTGAGGCCGAGCGACTCTCCGATATCTGGAAGTATTTTAAACAAATTTACAAGCTTTGTGGTCGCCGTGTCTAGAATATCAAACTTGTTGGCTGTTTTATCGATGACGACCTGAAAATCGACGCCTACATTGACTATATTCCCATCAAGTATGTCAACCGTGTCGTGAATCATCTTGTTTTTAACAAGCCACGTTTTCAAATTTTGTTTAATTGAGCTGTTCGTCGCCACCAAAGTACCATCAAGTCCCTCCGAAAGAACATAGAGGTTCAAATTTCTCTTAAAAGAGTCGGTATCCTTGATTATCGCGGCTCGCTTTATGCCTCCGAATTTTTCGGGCATTGCGTAAACGTAGCTAATATAATCATTTTCTGTGACAATCCGGTTTTGAGTGGCAAAATAGTCAAGAGCACGAGTTTTTATTTCAGCCGAGGTGGGGTATGATATATCTCCCACTATCATGTTGTCATTATTTACTTCCAAAGAGGCGATGACATCTCTTACTTTTGTGTTACTCAGAGTTGTAACATCATTAAAAACTATTACAGGATTTGCGACAGTTGAGAGACCCCCCACAGCGACATTCGTATTTGCTGCACCATTCTGTCTTGACATCACGAACAGTGTTGTATTCGATGGTACGATGCCGAACTTATCAGTTCGATTGAGGTTTGTGGGATCAAATGTCTTGTCAGTAACATAATCTCGCGCATGCTGCTGAAGTACTACGGTTGCAGGATCAACCACTGAGTCGTTCTTGCGCTCATTTTCAGATCCATAGCCAAACTGAATTGTCATGCCGGAGGTCGTGTTTTTTGAAACAAAGCGGCGTGGGACAGCGACTGGCTTAAGTATGCTTCTCACAGAGTCAATATCCACTGTTCTATTTGGGATTTCGCGATAAATGACATCTTGCGATAAATAATCAACCTCGAAGTACTCATGCCCCTCCGTATCAAAAACACTAACAACCTCAGCAATGTTGGAGCCCGGGATATCCAGCGACATAAACCTCGTGTGCGCGCCGATCACAAAGGAGTTTTGCACTATCTCGCCAGATATGACAGTACCCAAAGCTTTCACTGCATAATAGGTTGGAACACCCGTGGTCGGATTGACGCGAGCGACAACTATCTCATTATTAGACTTTGCGAAGTTCACGTCCTCAGCGAGCATGAAAACTCCACCATTTTGAGCCGAGAACGAAGAACCCTTTCTAAGAATCGGCATGTAAGTTGTGTCAGGAGCATTCGAAGCAGCGTTAGCTGGTACCAAAATGTACAGAGACACAATTCCGTATGAAGTCGGATTCGGCTGAAACTCATACCCAAGTTGTCTTGCCAGCCTGATAACGTTGTCATATTCAACTGCCGAACTCAGCAAAGATTCGTTGGCCTGATAGTCGAGATAGAAAGACAAGATGTCTCCCACATAAGCGACAGTATCCATCATCAATGATCCGAAGCCGGCTTCGCTAAAGTCTCGATAACTATCTGGATAGTACCTTTTCGCGTAATCAACTAAGTCTTGTTTGATTGAAGCGAAATCCCTACTTGTGTACTTTATTGGTAAGTTTTTTTTAGCCATAAGTTAAATTTTTGCTTTGTTAATTAATTAGTCCTTCGTTAAAATATTAAAAACACTATTAAAACAAGCCGGCTGCCCGACGAAGAGGCATGATGGAAACTCGGTCGGAGACACTTAGCGGCACGATCTCATAAGTTATAGAAACTGATAGAAAGTTTTCATCCGAGGCTTCGTCATCTGGTACCGTGAAATCTATTCCTTGTATTTGGATGAACGGCATATACTTCTCAACCTGTTTGTTTATCCTTGCAGCAATGTCGTCGTATACTACTTCGCTTTGTGGTTCAAATAGAAATCTACGTAACCCTACTCCAAAATCAATATCCATCACCCTTTCACCAGGAATGGTTAAAACTAGATTTTTCATATTCTGTTTTACCATCTCGGGATATGTGGTGTTCATTAAGAACCCACTTTTGCCTGCTCGGCGTACAGGTAATTTGGGTGAAATTCCGATTATCGAGCTAGCCATTATTCGTCTTCCTCGGGAATGCCCTCATTCGGAACATCTTGACATTGACTACTTTGAGGTGTTGGTGCGCCCTGTGCACCTGTCGTTCTTTCGTTATACGAGACGTCTTCTCCAGGGAGTTTTCCCAGCGCGTATGCCGATAGGCCCAAGTTGGTGACTGGTGGGAGGGGGCTCCCCAGTATTATGTTAGCCGGCGCTGCAACGGCCAAGGCGGTAGGGCCGAGGCCACCTGGCAGAAGTCCAGCTTTGTCGAGGCCAGCGGCGTACGCGTAGGATGGATCTTGGTATTCCGCGAGCCCCTTGATAATGAAGGGGACCGTCTTGGCCGCGGCGTTCCCACTTGGGCCAGATGTCGAAGCAAATCTCTCTTGATTTTTAAGAAGTCCTTGCGGGCCGCCAATGGCAGCTAAGTTTGGATCCTCATACTTATAAAATTCTTCTATCGGAAGATCCGGCTGTGCAGCAAACATTGCGGCGATCAACGACTTCTTGGTCCTATGAAATGCGTCTTTAAGAGTCTTGTTTGTGAACGTTCCGGTTTGCATACAGTAAATAGCTAACAAAGAAGTTAATCTTGAACTTCCTAATACGAAATCAAACAAGATTTGAAAATCTGGATTATTGCGAATAAGCCTATCTTTCAGCATAGGTATCGTTGGTCTCTCCGAGCCGCCAAATATTTGCCGACGAGGTATTCCCGTATAGCCGGCGGTGGAGTCCCACGCGACAGTGTCTTCTCGGAGCGGCTCGGATCCGTAAAAATTGGCAACCGTCATTCGTTCAATGGGGAGGGCTTGAGTCTCTTCCAAAAGAGGTATCGTACACACAGTTTGCTTTTCGCGTACATCGATAAAATCGCCTCTGCCGCCGGCGGGTGGAGAGACCGTGTGAAGCTTTATCTTGTAAGCTTTTTTAATTTCAGCAAAACCGTCAAATCTCTGTGGGTCTTCCTCGGACCGTGGCCAATTAAATTTATTGACCACATCTTCCACATCAACTGTGTCACCCAAGCCTTCAACGCCTGCGAACATTTCAGGGAATATTTCGTTAACATTATCAGGAATCACGTATGTTAACCTAACCCCATATTTTAAACTAGCAAAATACTCATTTAGCTTTCTTGTACCAAACTGATTAAAAAAGGTAAGAGCCTGCACTTCGTCTGGATCTGTCGTATTACTCAGGAAAAACATCTCCTCCGCCACGACGGGCTCTTCGATTTGGACGCTGGCGTCCCACGCGCTCGGGTCGACGGGCGGAAAGTCTTGACGGAAAGCCCTGTCCTTGGCAACGGGTGTAATGGGCCGGCCTTGCGGATCCCGGCCGGCGGCTCTCTGTCGCGCCGCTTCTTCGAGATCGATCACTCGGCCTCCCCCGTCGCCGCGGTCGCGGCCGTATAACACACCCTGTTCGTCTCCAGGGGCCCTGGCTCGTTCGACATAAAGTTGCACGGCGCGCCTGAAATATTCTTTAAAAGCTTCGAGATTTTCCACCTGTTTTGTGGAATACTCGGCATTTTGCAGATTACCATCAAACATGGTTAAAAATATATCATTGTGTGGCACGTCGGCACCACGCAAAGGCTCATATTCGATAAAATATTCAAAGACGAAATAGCCGCCATCTAGATGTTGAAATCGAGGGTTCAACTCGTATTGGTCATATCGAGAGGCGATCGCAACGTCTTCGCGAAACGGTCGAGGTAAGAATATTCTCTGGCTGTTGTTCATTGCGTCAACGGCGCCAGATGCCCACTCTTGAGTTTCGTTTCGGAGGAGTATGTCATCGCCGTGGCCTCCCTGATCTGCGGAACGGCGTTCTTGAGTGCGAAATCGAAACGGAAAGGGATCAATTTCAAAGTCACCTCCGGCGGGAGATCCTGCGCCTAGAAACTGAGTCGTCTCTGGAACGGGGACAAGGCCGATCGAATCTCCAATCGCTTGCATTAACGACTTTCTTTTTTCGTCCGGGAATTCGTGGGCCATCACTTTTTCGATTTCTTCGAAAACACCAGAAGAGACCTCAACAATGACGTCTTCTAAGGTACCCAGGCCGGCTTCTACTAGTTGGTTTTCAAAATTTTCAATAGGATCGACGGATGAACCTAATCTTGCAAAAGCCGCAACGTTAAAATCTATGAACTTCTTCAGACTTGATATGGTGTAATCTTTTGTATACTTTAATAATATGTCGTCCTTGAATATCGCATCGTTCCCCTTGAACACGGATAATGCAAATATATTCTGGAGGGCGATATCCACAACATGAATCCTGACAATGCTCCTCAAGATAGATGGTATACTTGCTTCTTGCAGGGGGCGCGATGCGGGAAGTTTTACATTCGGATTTCTAGCAATCTCAGCTTCTCTTTCCCTGATTACTTGACTATATTTAAGTTCGGTCTGCTTCTTCTCATAGTCCGTCCTCATTATGTTGTCTTGGCTTTGGGATTCTGTGGGACAAGTGATGCTCTGGTTTAAATGGATATCAAACAGGCCCTTAAGTGGTGACTCCTGATGAATTTCAAACAGCGGTGAGGATGCGAAAAAGCCCGCTATGACATTAAGGTGGGTTGTTAAAGTCTTGTTATATAGGGAATTTCCACCATCCGAGACCCCTCCAAAAACATCCGCACTGGTTTGTCCTTGTCTGCTCAAACTTGACATCAAAAGATCGAAAGTGGAAGTCAGAGAGTTAGCGATATAATTTGAAAACATTATTTGCTGCGCTGTTCGACTGTGTGGGCGCGCATCATTCTTGAGAAATTCAGATCGGTTTATCTCCAAATGTCGTATTAATTGTTCATCCAGGGTTGGAAAAGAAGGCAAATTGTTGCTAAAAAATCTTGAAACTTCCACATCGGCGGCGGCATTTGGGACGAGTGGTACCCTTCCAGAATAGCGTTTTTGATAAAAATTTATATCTGCGACTGGGACAGCTTGAGCCTGACTGGCAACAGGGTATGTGGTGTAAACCATCTCCCCCAGCACATCTGGAGATTCAGCAAAGCCGGTGGGCGTGTCGTTAGAGCGAGTCGAACGAAAGGATAAAAATTTAAAAACAACGGACGTGACGGGGCCGACGGGGGGGGCGGGAGCCCAGGCGACCACAAGCGGGGTAACATTGCCCAGAAGAGTTTCGTTTGAAAGTGACGTCTCCAAACCCGGAAGGACCGCAGTGTAAAACACGGTGAAATCTGCGGAGCTGTCAGAGGCAATTTGTTCCCTAGTGGCGTCATGAAGGTCCAGATCAGGCACGTCAGGACTCGATTCTTTAATTGTATTAAAGAGGGCGTCGTATTGGGGATCATCTTTCTGTGCTAACCTCGATTCTTGTACCGTCAACAATCGCGGGAAAGAAGAAAGCTCTTGGCTGAAACTGTTATCAATTCCGGCAAACTGCGAATCAACAGCCGCGTTAGTCATGAAAGAGTTTGAAGGATCTTGCGGTGGCGTAGCAGCTACTCCGCAGTCGCTAAACATTTGTTCATAAGGAGAATTCATCAAAGACGCTAGATTGCGAAGTTTTTCAGCAGTAATCCGGCGCTCCTCCGCTAACATCCTTTCTATTTCTTCAGGAGTGGCTCGATCTGCATATGAATTTCTAAAATTTTCTTCAAACTTTAAAGCGTTGATTTCGTCACAAACATACTGACCTACGTCAAACCGTGTGCGTTCATCTAGATTACGCAAATTTGCATCGCGGGCTGCGTGGGCGAGAACACCCATGGCATCATTTGGATCTAGACCGACTAAGTGCTCTCCGGCGGCTCGTTCGATAATTTCTGAATTTTTGCCAAGCTCCTCGCCAGAGAGAGCGGCCCGAAGTTCGCCAGGATTGAGGCACTCGCTGATCTCGTCCATGAAATTGGTTATATGTTCATCCGGGGACGTGCCTGGTTTTGCTGGGTTGAGAAGGGCTTCCGCATCGATTCCCCAATCATACAGGGCGTCTTTGAAATGGTTGACGGGAGTTTGCTTAGACTCCTCCCAAATACTCTGCACTCTATCCTTTCCAAAACTTCTTAAATCGCTCCAGTTACAAAGTATATTTTCAAAGTTTTTTAACAGAATTGCTAAAATTTCTTTAATAGTTCCAACGACCAACTGGTCTGTTGTGAGCCTTAAGGCTTTGAGGAAACTATCCCAAATTCCCTTGCTAACGTCCGTAATGGAGGGGAGTGTTGGGAATTTTATGGTTGGGATCTGCCACGGAGAATCTTCACCGCCTGGCGAGGGTTCGGGGCACAGGTTTTCTCGATCGTAAGCAAGGAAGGTGCTAGTATTTTTTTCTAGAAAATTCTCAACATGACCTCGCCAGCCAAACAGGCGCGCAGGAGTGGGGCACACTTTTTCAAGAGCGCGACCCATACATTCGTTATCCGCGTGACCGTCTGCAACTAGTTGTGCAATCTTGGAGGCCGCGGCAGTAACGTCTTCAGGACAATCACTATCCACATCGTCAAATGCTCCGGAGGCGGCGAGAATGTTCGGATCTATGCACTCCGTGGCCACCTGATTCAACTCAATATAGTCTAGAACTGTGAGGGAGGCCTCGAATAGTGCCTTGTTGAAGTCTTCTTGAAAAGTCTCCGATGTCAACATACGCATGGCGACACCTGCCAAATATTTCATATCAACTTTATTTAATATTTTTTCGTACGCCTCCTTCGAGGTGTTAATAGAATCCATCACCTCTTTGGTGGCGCCGGCGGACAGAAGGAGGTTCCCTACAAAATTTGTTTCCTCCTTTCTCTTGTCAGCAGCTTTTATTTTTCTCTCAGCGGTCAGGGCGCGGCGCTGCTCTTTCGCCTCTCCTTCCGTTTTGACTGTGTTTGCATCCTTAAAGATCTTTTTGACGTCCCCTATTATTTCTCGGCCGCGGCGAGAGTTTGCAAAACGGTCAATAACATAGGCTGATTTATGAGAATACTCAGTAATGAACTCATACCATGGCGGAGGGGTAGGGCACTCAAACGCTTCTTGCATTTGTTTTAAAGTCGCAACATATCTTCGAGTCCTCACAAACTTCATCGGGAAAGTGCGGTTGAAGCTCGCAAAACCTATATCTAATTTACTAGCTATATTATTTGGAGGACCCGTTCTCCCTATGCCTACACTATCTAAAGTATAGTCTTCTGTAAAACTAAACTGTAATACCTGGGCGCCGTAGGCCGGGTCGTCGGGGAGGACTTCTATATTGTTAAACAAAAGCATTTTCTGCAAGCTGGGATAAACAGCACGAAGACGCTTAGCCTCGCGAGCAAGATTTAGGTCCGGACTTATATTGCCGTCTTGATGGTTAATTATTTCACCAGAATATTCATCCAATTTCTCTGCTGTTGAATTCAACAAGCCCTGTAAAGTAGATAAATTATAATTCACCACAAAAGCAACCGGAGGTTTAGGCACTGGGAGGAGGTATTGGGGCGGTCGTGATGGGATGGTGTCCCAGATACTGGCGTCGACGCAAACTAAAAATCTAAGTGTAGAGCAGGGGCGCGAATCCAAATGATATTTTGAGGCCGTAGCGGTCTGTAAGGCCGTCTCATAACCAGCGTCGCGGGGAATGCTTTTGTTATAAAATTTGTAAAGGTTCTCAACACCTTTCTCTTTGGCGAATGGTCTAGCTTCACGAATTGTATCTTCACTTGCAAAAGTCGCACCAGTCGCAACTGCAATGCAGTATTGGTTCGTGACAGGATTATAAAAAGGTTGATCCTCATTCAAATCCCGCCAATCCGGGACAGAGAGTCTGGTGCTAAGCGCTCTTGGTGGTCTTCGTATTCTTTGAGTCATAATTAAGTGGTGTTGTTGTGGCGACTGCAAATATAGTCATAACTTCGATCATCCGTTAGGTATTTTTCTCTCCACTTGCCTAAGTTTTTCCTCACAGTATCAATATCCGGGGCTGTGATCTCCGCATGCGCTGTGAGGGTGCGAGGGCCCACTATCTCAGCAACAATCGATGTGGTAGTTGGCATCTCAAAAAAGGGTGATTGATGAAAGTGTTCAACAAAAGCCTTGTTCAATTTTGTCTGCGCCGTTAACATACCTTTGACGACAGCAGCTAATTTGTCCACTTCTCCTGAAAGAGATTCAAGACACCCCATTAGATTCTCACCTTTAACAAGGGGTTGTAGTAAATAGTCTTGTCCATAAACAATTAAGTCTATCCCAGATAATTCACTAACTTTTGCATTTTGTGAATTAATGGGATCACCACCAGAGACAATCTTGACCCCCTCCCTTGCCACAATCCTCACCCCGTCAGCCTTTATACCAATACCAGAGCGATTTTCCAAGTTGCCGCCGCCTTGGGCATATTTCTCCAATTGGAAATTCTTATCTATATCTGTCAATTGGCTGAGATATATTCGAGCAGCGTCCCTTTTAAAATCAGGATCGACATAAATATCTTCGTCATCTTTGGTTTTGGCTATCGGGTTTGCCGACATGCGGCCAACAACCAAATCGATACTTGCGGCGCCGGTATCACCAGAGCCGCCGTGGCCAGAAACAAGATTCCCGGGGCGGTCGCGTCCCAAGACGATCCAAGAGTTCTGCCCATTTGTTAAAACGTTTTCGCTTGAAGCTTGAATGAACTTTGGAATTGGTTCAAGGGATTTATCACCCCCTATACCCAAAACGTTAGCGCGTTGGCCTGGGTTTGCGCGCTCAAGAGCCTCAGTGGCCTTTTTACCAATCCCCTTTCTATTTACGGCTGGTCTTTTATCTGCCACGATGTTTTCTTAAGCCCACTGTTTGAGGGCGTTCTCCCACTTTGTCTGCTTTTTTTGCGACCACCAACTCGGCAGGGCGCCGCGTTGCACAATCTCTTTCACCTTATTTGCGTTGCCAGGGCCTGCATTGTAGCTAATCCGTATTAAGGTTTTGTTGTTGTTATGGCGGCGGGCGCTTCTTTTTAGAATCTTGGCAACCTTATCTGATTTTGCGTCGAGATTGTTATCCACCATATCTATTATTTTTTGCTCAATCGGAAGTACTACCTCATCTTTCCGGCGCTTTTTGGGATGATATTCTTTCTTAACCCTTATCCACTCTTTTTCTACTTCACGAGATCCGCCAAACCTGCTGTCTTTCAAAAACTGGGTAATTTGTACGCCATATGGATTAAAGGTTATAACTCCATTACTGTCATAGTACCAAGTATTGTCTTTCATGCCAGACTCTATTTGTGCAGTTGCCAACAGCAAAGTCGGGCTGATGCCATTTGCCCGGGCGGCATTATTCGCGGAGGAGATAATCTCTTGACGACTTTTCTGGTTCGGGCGGGGGGCGTTTGTGCGCCTTGTAGAATTTGGAGTGCCTCCCTCGAAGTTATCCTTCGACGAAGGAGAGGTGGTGTCTGAGTCGTCCAGAACTGGGCCGGCCTCAACCTCCTTAAGTAAAACCCCGTTTGTCATATTCACCGAGTCTACATACTCAACCCAAACCCATGTGCCAGCGGGAAGGGAGCCGACTTCAAGGCCGGCCGACGAAGCAACAGTGACCAGGGCGGAAGAGTCTGGTAGCAACGTGTTTACGAGAGACACCCATGCGGGCTCCGTTTTATTTACCGTTATGTTTCTCTGCTTCGCGATTATCCACGGATCCGGTATGCCAGAGTGAACCATTGGAACATATACCATGGCGGATTTCAATTCATCCTCAATACCAAGAAGACTCCCTGCCCAATCTAAAAAACTCCCGTTGTTACCGTCTGGTTCAAGCTCATAACAAACTTTTCCCAATTGTCTACCAGAAACGTCTATATTAGCATTTTTCTCAACCGCATCAATCGTCGTGTGCACACTTTCCCGCAAAAATCCGGTAGTGCGCGGATCTAACGTTCGATTCGGGATCAACGGCCGGGCGGCGCTAGTTTCTAAAATCTTAGCCACCTTGTCGTCGACTGCCATCCTACTTTGACCCCTGTATCATATCGAATAGTTCGTCTTTGTCTGTCTCTGACAAGCCGGCGGTCGTTGCACCCTGTTTATGAAGTATGGTGCAGACCTTAACCAACTGCTCGTTTGATCTCTGCAAGGTTTCCACGTATTTTGCAGCAATTTGGCCCATCTCTTTATGATTCATCTCGTTCTTTTTTAACAAGATTACAACATCGGCCAACAACGAGTTTGTTACTGCGCGATCGGAGTTTATGTTTTTTACGGCATCTGCTAGGTGTTTTTCCAAATCACCTAGATCTCGCCCTTGTTCCACTTTATCTTCCATGTTTTGTATCTAAACCTCATTTTGTTTAGGTTATTGACAACCTGCTTTGTATTAAGGCCCGTCAATTCTCTTATGTACAGATAAATAGCTTTTTTATTAAAAATTTCGATATCATTGGTGCTCTCGAAAAGAACCATCACAGCCTTATAAACTTTCTCTTCGTTGGTCTTCATGTTATTCGAGTTCCAAGAATTTATTTCTTCATACAAAAATTTCCAAAACTCTCCTGACTCGCGACTCTTCACATAAGACTCGTCTGTCATCACATATTTAGATTCCAGTTCCTTGTTCAAGTCCTCGTAATAAATCTCCCTTCTAACTTGAGCCGAATTCTTTTTGACCTTATGAATAAACCAGTTCTTCGTAACAACACTGAAATAAGAAAACGCTTTTGAGCCTTTGCTTTGATCATATTTATCCAAAATGGTCGTTAACCAAACCTTACATTCATCTCTCAATGAATCGATATTTGGAAGAGTTGTGAATTTGTATGTGTACACGATTTTGTCAACCAATTCGTCAAAGGCTGGTCCTATGTATTCTCTATAAAGAGCTTCTCGAACCTCAAGATCGTCAGAGGCCACATATTCCACAATGGCATTCTCGTGCACTTTTGTAAAGTAGTGGTTAGTGTTCCGTTTCTTCTTTTTCTTCTGCATAATGTTCCAATTCGTATAAATGTTCATCGAATTCGCCATCAACAAGAGGTAAAGAGTTGGAGAATTCAAACGTCCTAAAAGTTTCATCTATGTGCTTCGAGTGTTTGAGCAGCCCAGACAAAGTGGGATCTCCATAAAATGTCTCCAGTTCATACACTTGCTTGAGGTGAGCCGTATAAGAGGAACTAATCACCCTTAAATCAGCAACATCATCGACGATGGCGCGTATACGATTAATAAGCTGCTTGCAATACCACACAAGCACAAGCACCACAATTGTTAAGAAAGATACCAAGAAGTAGGCAAAGTATATGCTACTCAACACCGGGCACCCCCTTGGCCGTCAACTCTTTCTTATATTCCTTAACGTCTTCTTTCGTGTCCCTTATGTAATCCCTTACAAGTCTGCCATCACTACTTTTTGAAGTAATCGCTAGAATCTGACTGGGGACACGCTGGAGGGAGCCAGATATGTTATTCGCAATACAAATGTTACAGTCAGTCAAGGTTATTTTGATAGAATGAAATTCTTCCCGGGTTTCAGTGCAAGTCGCGCACTTGTACAAGTACTTTGGCACTCTATTCGTCTTCAGTTTCGGAGGTCGTCATCGCCTCTAACTCTTCTTCAGGAATCTCCTCATATTCGAATTTCACCAAAGGCGGATTCATAACCACCAGGCCCATCTCTGATTCACGAAATTTCATGTCCTTCAGAGTAGGTACGATATCGCTCTGTTCTAGCAAAGATTTCTGAAGGGCCATCATGATGGCGCCTAGAGCCTGATCTGATAACTGCTTATCGTTGTTCTTTGTTGTCATTTTGTATTTCTCCTTTTATTCAATGACTGATCGTCCTTTAAGTTTTTCCCAGTCCCTCTCAGGACGTACTATTAAATTTGTTTCCCAAGCCGCCTTGAGCGTCTTCATATCAACTTCGTTTTCTTCGCCAAACTGGATTATTGCCCGCAAGTCCTTTGGGAAACAAGAGCCCCCAAAACCAAATTTTCCATCAGGGCCTGGAACCTGGAGATGGGAGTGGCCGACGCGACCATCTCTAACAAAACCATCCACCGCAACGTCCCAATCAACATTACTTTTCTCCGCTAACATTCTCATCTCATTCAAGAAAGAAACTTTTAGAGCAAAAAAGCAGTTATTCATATACTTGATAATCTCCGCAGTCTCATAATCACACATAACAACGGGGGTTGAATTCCCAAACCTATGCTTGAATAAGTTCGCAACGGCAGCAGTTTCCCATCGGGGAGTGTCAGGCATATAACTGCAACCACCTATTATAAACCTCGATTGGTTTATAAAATCAAACTTCGCAGACCTCTCGGTAAGAAACTCCGGATTAAACACCAAATTTAGACGTGGATACTTCTTTGCCAATTTTCGAGTAGTGCCGGGAACGACCGTAGATCTTATCAGTACTACATTCTCCTTTTTAGTGTCAACCTTGGCATCATTGATTTCGGCCAGCGCTGTCTCTATGATCCCCAAGTGAATCGAGCCATCTTGATTTGATGGCGTCGGAACGGATAAGAAAATAAAGTCTGATTCATTAACCGTTTCCTCTAAAGAGCAATTTGATTTTTCTTGCTGTTTGTCGTAAATTCGAACATTTGCGTCATAACCGCATTGAGGTGAAAAACCATACGCGACCGCAGAACCAACAAACCCGTTGCCAATAATCCCTATGTTGTACTTTTTGTTCACCTACCTTCCTCTGACGGCTGGGCCAATCTCTTGCGCTAGCCTACGATAAATATCTGTTAGGCCCTCCCTCAATCGCACGTCGCTGTGCCAACCATGCTGTTCAAACTTGCTAGTGTCGGCGCGCGTTAGCATCACATCGCCAGGACGTGGAGCAATATATTCAAACTTTTGATTCGGAAAACAATCCAATTGCAGTACAATCTCTTTTAGTTCATTAAGACTAATATTGTCCCCCGAGCCTACGTCGTACCACTGACCCCACAAACTTTCATTGTCCAGATTCTTGGCACAAAAGATATTCGCCGAAACAATGTCACTTACATGTGTCATATCCCTTCTTTGCTCTCCGTCGCCGGTTATAAAGGGAGTTTTGCCCTCTGTTATGAATTTTTTCCAGTTACACACAACTGTAGCATACTCGTTTTCAGCCGTCTGATCATATGAGTATACATTGAAATACCTTAATGCAACAGTCTTAAGTCCATAGAGTTTATGATACAAAAGGCTCTCCACCTCCCCAACGTGTTTGGAAAGAGCGTATGGGCTAGCAGGACCATCGCCGTTCCCGATTACCGAGGACGAACTGCTGTAAATAACAGGCGTGTTGTTCTGGCGGGCATAATCAAGGACTATTGAGGTTGAGACAATGTTGTTCTTCATAACGTGCAGGGGGTTTTCCACACTATACGCAACGCGGGGTATGGCGGCCAGATGAAAAACAACATCTGGAGCAAACTGTCTTATTCTCTCAGGAATGCCATCTAGTAAATCCTGCCCCTCTTTCAGATCAATTCCGCAAATGGCATGGCCTTGTTTCTTCAGTTCCCTGGCGAGGTGGCCGCCAATGTAACCTAAATGTCCAGTTATGAGTGCTCTCATTTCCGTTCCCTCCTTCTCCTCGATTGGACTCCAAAATCAAATTGGTACCACGCCCTCTCATGAAGATAGTATAGGATTAATTTTGCGAATACGTTAAAGGCGCCAACACTCGTGGCCACCGACCAATCCCTAGTTACAAGCCATGTGAACCACATCGTCGTACTAGTTGCTATGATTCTCCAGGTGATCGTTTTCGCTATATGCCTTCTTCTCTGTACCAAAATTAAGTCCTGTGTTCGAGTGCTTGCTACACTGTTAATTATAATGCATAATGTGTGTAATTTTAAACTATATCTGAGGGTGTACGGATAAGGCGACCGGAGATGCCAAGGCTACCGCCACGTTAAATCAATGTTTGTGATGTTTTTCTCTTCTATCTTTTCTTTTAGTAACTCTAACGGCGTGCGTAAGGATGGAATCTTTTTTTCATGAGTTTCCACAAAAATATGTTCTATTACTGAAGTAAGGCCTTGATCAATAAGGGCATTTAACAACTCTATTTCAGCCCCCTCGATGTCGATCTTCAGCACCTTTATGGGAACTCCCAAGTCCTTAATAAACTTGCACAAATCTATCAATTCTATCTCTAAATAGTTATTGACATCAACATTTCCCTTGTCGGGGTTAATTGAAGACCCGGTAGAATAGGTTAACTGATCGGTCTCAGCGTATTCGTGCAGAAACAACTTTCCAGGGCCGGCTTGCTCGGGAGACGCAACCCCCTTTTTCAAGCAAAATACATTTGGGTCATTTGCAAAATTCATGTCCAAAGCAATGAACGCGTGGGGATTCGGTTCAAAAGCATATACAGTTGCACCTAAGCGTCGAAAGTGTTGAGTAACCACCCCAACGTTCGCGCCGCAATCAATCACAACGTCACCGCGCACTATATCAATTTTCAAATCTCTCGTGTCAGTCATTTATACTCCTCTTTACTCTTTCCAAGTCTTCAGTATACATCAACTCAGCAAGTTCATTAAATTTTATCTTAGGAGACCACGCCAACTCTTTTAGCGCTTTCGCAGGATCCCCCAGCAACACAGGGACTTCGTGTGGGCGATATAGGCGTTGATCAATCTCCACATGTTTGTCCACATCCAACTCGGCGTGTGCAAAAACTTCCTGCAGAAATTCTCTAACCGTATGCGTCTCGCCGGTTGCAATAACATAATCGTTTGGTTTATCTTTTTGTAACATAAGCCACATCGCCTCCACGTAATCTCCTGCAAAACCCCAGTCACGCTTAGCGTCTAAATTTCCCAAATAAAGCGTCTCTTGGAGGCCCAGCTTGATACGTGCTGCAGCAATGGTGATTTTGCGAGTCACAAACGTTTCGCCGCGGCGAGGAGACTCGTGATTAAACAATATTCCCGAACACGCGAACAGACCGTAAGATTGTCTGTAATTTCTAACCAAGTTATGGGCAAAAACTTTAGCGCAAGCATATGGGCTTGCGGGCATAAGTGCTGTTAACTCGTCTTGCGGGACTGTCGGATTGTCGCCAAACATTTCTGACGAAGATGCTTGATAAAACTTGATAGTAGGGTCTACGTTTCTAATCGCCTCCAATAGTCGAGTTGTACCCATAGCAATGGTTGCTACCGTCTCCTCCGGAACATCAAAAGAAACTCGAACATGAGATTGTGCGCCTAAATTATAAACCTCTTCTGGCTTGTAAGTTTGTAAGATGCGGTAAAAAACACCAGTATCATGAAAGTTAAAATATTCCATCTTAAAGTTTGGATGGTCATAGACACCGTCCACGCGGTCGGTAGATATAGATGATGTCCTCCTTTTAAGCCCTATAACACGGTAGTTCTTGGACAACAATAGTTCAGCCAAATAGGAACCATCTTGACCTGTGATTCCAGTTATTAACGCAGTCTTCATACAACGCCCCTAACTTTCGGATAATTATGTGCAAACCAAAGACATGTATTTTCAAGAGCCTCTGGGAAGGGGGTGTAATCATCAGTTGACCATCCGAGTTTTAGTAATTTCGAATTATCTGCAGGCTTACGAAATTGACCTTTAGGTTTTGTGGCGTCCCACTTCAATTCCCCTTTAAAATCAAATATTTCCGCGATCAAGATGGCCACACTCTTTATCTCTATTTCTATAGTATTGCCAATGTTAATAGGGGTTGGATCGTCATAATTTTCAAGCAAAAAATGTAGAATTTTCGCCAAATCAGGGGTATATGTAAACTCTCTCAAGGGCGTTCCGTCGCCCCACAAAAGTACATCTCCCCCGCTTTGCTTAGCCTCGTACACTTTCCGGATAATGGCAGGTATGACATGAGAATTCTCCAGATCAAAGTTATCATTTTCTCCAAAAAGATTATTGGGGACTGCAGTAACATAGTTGCATCCATATTGATCACGATAGGCTCGTGATTGTACATCCAACATGCGCTTGGCATATGCGTAAGCATAGTTGGAAGAGTGAGGAGGTCCATTGTGTATTTGTTTCTCAGTGAGTGGATACGACGCAATGTCTGGATACACGCAAGTGCTCAACAAAGAGAGGATCTTCTTGACGCCATGTTTTTGCGCTGTATGGAACAGGTTGTTGTTTATCATACTATTTTCGTAGCAAAATGTTGCCAAATTATCAGAATTTGCCTTGATACCTCCCACCTTAGCAGCTAGGTGTATAATTCTTTCTATCTCCCGTTGTTCGAAAAGAGCTTCTGTTGCGGACGCACTTATTAGATCGCAAGACTTGGAACTCAAAAATTGCGCCTGAGGCAACTCTTGTTGTAGGGCTACTCCCACCATACCGGTGCCCCCGGTTACCAATATCTTTTCCTCACTCATGTTAATTTCCCCACTGGAACCACCCTTCAAGACCGATGTTACTCAAATTCTTGTTACTTTTTCCTTTCCATGGGCGCCACGGACCGTAAACGCCAACCGAACTAGCATCACTTAATACTGCGGCCCACCACGCCAAGGTACTGTGTTGTATCATTATTTTATCAAAACTTCTCATAAAATTAAAGTCCTCAAAAATCGATCTCCGCGTAACAATTGGATTGTGATAAGCGAGGCCGTCGACGAAGGAATTAAAATAATCTGCAGACGATTGTGAATCAACGCGGACCTCTTGTGGCACAGGGCAGTGTACATTCATCTCTTCGATCTCCTCAGCAGTATAATGACCCCAGCGAGGCATGTCTGTTACAATATGTAGATTTTCAAACTCAAATTGTGAAAGACCCTCCAAGTATGTCTCCACGCGGGTGCGGTGAGAGAAGGTGCTTTTGTAAAGAAGGCGATCGCCTGCTCGCAAATGAAGCACCATGTCTTCCGAAGGTCGCTTATCGACGGAGGGAAACCAGCCCCCTATCTCCGCAAGTGAATCAACATAATACTTGTAATTTTCGAAATATCCATTAAGCATCAAGTTAGGCGGACGCTCGGCTGCAGCCAACCAATAAGAGTAGTTGTCGTCGTTTACGTTGACAGCGCGGCCGCCTGAAAGGGGGTTTTTAGTTAAAACCTTTATCCCCAATGCTTCCATAATCTCGATGCCATAATACCCCTCCTGACAATAAAGCGCCAATTCTTGAGAATGCGCAATCGCCATCTGTTTGGCCGCAATAAATTGAAAGAAGTTATTCCCTAGGCCATTGGTGAGTTTGACAACTATCATAACTATGCAGGATTCTTCATGAATTCTAGTCTGTCTTTAATCAGTAAATAATGTGCATCGACCCAGGCCATTTTTTGAGCTTTCGGGGCTGCATGGTGGAGAGGAGGGATGTTCTCAATAGCCCGATCAATGATTCCGTTCTTAAACCCATGAGAATCAAGGATGTTTTTTAAATACGGAATGCGCGGGAGCGCCATGAGACCGTCAACGTACTGGTTGGTCAGGTCTTCATCTACATTGAATAGATGATAATATTCCTCTTTTATGAAAAAACAATCCTGATATGTGCACAAAAGTTTATATCCTTTCGTTTCAAAAGCTTCATTCATGACAGATAAACTTTGTTGTATATTGTGAGCAGAGATGTCGGACGATATACGAGGGTGAAAAGGGTGAAGAACTTGGCCACCCTCAATACACACCACCTTGGGGAGATTCACCTCAAAAGTCTCGAATATGTCCAAATCAAGGCCATCAATATCAATTGAACAGAAGTCTATATTTTCTTGCAAGTGATCCGTAAACACCTTATCAATTAAATTATCCTCAGTGTCAACAAAACAATTTACAGTAGTCACTCGATCGAAGTTTTCATAATTGGTTTTTAATTCCTCGTACTTGTGAGGATCCGCCTCTATCAAGAGACCTCCCCAGCCCTCCTCGAACAACTTGCGAGTATTAGACAATACCAAACCATCCCAAGCGCCAAATTCTACAAAAGTACCATTCGTTATTTCAAGGCGTTCAAATATCTCACCTATTATGAAATCATTGGTATTGTATTTGTATGGGCGCCGGCGGCTCTGAATCTGGGCATGCCACTTTTCATGATACCCCATAAGCTCTAATAAATTTTCAGTCATCTCAACTCCCTGTTATAAAACATAATGTCGCCACTGGGGGTGGTGTCGGACATTCCTTCCAAGACATCAAAACCCTTTTTCCCAAACAACTCTACAGTCTCAGAACGCGTCATAGCGCCTTCGTAAATTGACTCACCATACTCTATCCACAAATACTTCACATTTTTAATCTCAACACCCATACCGTCAACAACCTCCCTCTCGGCGCCCTGTACATCTATCCAGATGAGGTCGATCTTGCCCAAGTTGGCCTGGACATACCAACTATCAAATCTCTCGACGTTTACTTCGATGGGTGGGCCTGCGTGTTCGTAGCCACGCTTCAAAGACGAGGCGCCTGAGCTATTAAGAGCCATATCATTATAATCTTCATGACTAATCCAATCATATTTTTGTGGAACATCAAGGTCTTCGCATTGCTGATAGCTCGGATAAAATGGGAGAGTTCCCTTTTTATCGGAAAGGGCGATCGGAAATAATTGTATTCGGGAGTTTGAAACATGCTTCTTAAAGATCTGTATGTTCCTTGGATCTGGTTCGAAACAATAGATGGTAGGATTTCGAAATATCTCCGCGAACCGGAGACTATCCTCTCCATAGTGTGCTCCAATTTCTAAAATTATCGGATCCTCTTTGGCAAGGAGGGCCTTAAATGCTTGAAATTTCTTAGAATAATGCTTCATATATTGCATGAGTTACAATTCCGCCAATTGCTTGCACAAAGCTCCAGCACGAGCAGACCAAGTGCAATGGTTGTGGAAAAATTGCGTAGCCACCTGTGCTATGCGCGCAGCTTCATCAGGATGATTTATATAAAATCGTATTTTTTCTTCGAAGTCGCTCAAGTCGTCCTTAAATGTAACACAATTTATACCGTCCTTTAACAAGAATTTGTATGCTTCAGGAATCTGTTGACAAAATAGCAGAGTACCCGATCCAAGCACCTCATAAAAACGCGGGGTCACGTCCCCATAGGCAGCGAGGGTCGCAATCCACATCCGAGAAGAGTTGATTGTGGCGGCATACTCCTTCATATCGTGAACATAGGCGGTCGACGTAACGTCACTAGACTTCCAAAAAGTGCGCACACCCTCCATGGGCTGTAATAGGGCACCAATCTTGGGACGTAAATTCTCCACATGAAACGCGTCGTTGGGATAATGTTGACTTTGGTGAAGTGCCCCGCTAAACCCTATGTCATATTTTATGTCAATGGGTCGTGGGCTGAACGTCAGCGGATCAAATCCGTAAGGAAATAACTCGGTACGTACCCCACTTATTTCCTCATATTTTTCCATTTCGGGCACAGGCGTTAAAATCAGATCAATATTGTTGATTCGACAGAATTCCAATTTTTCCGCCAACTGATTCTGTGGTTTGAACAGGAAGCATACACTTGGAATATTCAAATTCTTGATGTGCCCATAGTATTTGTGCTTAAACCACCCTAGGCCAAAAACGATATAATCGGCCTTGAACCCGATTTTCCCTTCCAATTCAGCAAAATCTTGCGGAACCCCAGTATAATGGTGTACGTTGTGTTGTTTTTGTAATTCAAGAAACAGTCCGTTATAATACGTATACCGGGTGGCCGTCGAAGATAGGGTGACAGGATCTAAAAACAGAATATTCACTAATTTCAGTCTCTCACGAAATGAACAATGGGTCTGTTTCTATCATAAGTTCCTATAATATCTGGATTTATAACGCGATAACCCTGTTCTTCAACCATGGCGCAAAACCTCTCAATCCCGTAAAGATACCACCGGCCCTTATTCGGAGGGCCATCATAATCTGCAACCAAAGCTTCCCAAGAAGAAAAACCCGCAGAGATCGCTAATTTGTCCTTACCCCGGGGGTCTTGGTATTTGTCACCATCACCAATCATGATAAAGCAATTTGTGCCCGGGCGCATCTTACTATAAAGATTTTTCATATAAGCTGTCGCACCGGAGAAGGAAATGTGACAAAACACATCGTATGAAAAAACATGATCAAGGCTGTTATCCTCGATACAATCGCAGCTAAAATCTTCTACCTGATGGTACTCAATATTGCCCAATCGAGGCATATTGCGCCAAAAGCCGCTCTGTTCCGCCGTGAGAATATCAATACCAACGAGTCGTTTGGCGCCTAACATCATTTTCAACCACCCGCCACCGTTTGTTCCAATATCTAAGGCCTCAGTTTCTGAGGTAATGTAGGGGGCTATGCACATTTCATAAATCTTGTGCATATCCAATCCGTGGCGAAGGCGTGCTGCTGCTGCAGCTTTAAAACCCTGTCGGGTTAGGCTAGTACCCCCTGTCCACAATCCGTGAAAACTCTTGATTTCTTCACGAAGGTCTTTAATCTTATTTGTCATAATTGTAACTCCCAATTGAAATGTTCCCTCTCCCGAGCAAATTTTGTATCCACCACCTGTTTCAATTCGGGTGTATAATACGAGGACTTCTTGGTTTTATCGTAAGTTCCAAGGTTTGATCGAATATCCTCAAAAGGAATCCCGATATTAGCACAAGCCAATTTTAAGTCATGGTCATAATTTTCAAATCGACCCACAAAATCAAATATCTCCTGACCGCCGGCCACGGTCAAAAAATGTTGATCAATCCAATAGTCATACATAGGAAAATACTCAGTGCGGGCGTTAACACGTTCTTGAATAAACTCGGCAAATGTCATTTCGCCAAGGATGGCGCGGTCGTAATTGTAAAGTGAGACGAGTTGATCGTACTTGTTACGCACAAAAGTAAACTTGTAGTAAGAATCCCAATCCTCCACCAAAGATAGAAAATACTCAACCTTTTCTTGGAAATTACCTCTTTTGTTAGAGAGGACATTATCATCTAAACCATTTTTTTGTAAAAGATGTACAATAGACGAACCGCCGGTTTTAGCGATGTGAAAGTATATCACCTTCCTTTCCCTAGACACCACAAACGGTGTCAACAAAGTGTGACCACGTTCATCAAGTTTGCAAAATTTTCTCACAATCTCGCCTTTAATTTCAGTACTTGTCATATTGTCTCCTGTGGGTTGATTACTCTTACCTGAAAATCACCCATACCACTCTGTGTCTCAAGCAGTGGTTGAAGAATTTTAGTTAATTTATCCTGCTGCAAGGTTGGGAGACTTCCATAGTTAGAAGTACGCGGACGATAAGTCGTTAAAATTTGATCACAGTACTCTTCTTTTCGCTCTTCTGATATTCCCAGAAAATTTGCTAACTCATACCGATTTTCAACCACCTTTTCGTACTTCAAAAAACCAATTTCCAAAGGTTTTTCCAAATGCATTGTCGGGACATGATACAACCAAGAATTAAAAAAATCGCTAAACGGGTCGAAGTCTAGAACGTCAAACGGGTCGAAGTCTAGAACGTCAGTGCGACACTTATAACGCTCGATGTGAGAGGGGGCCGTATGCAAATGTCCCAAATGCGTTATAGCGCGGTTTCGGGAATTTGAAGCCAACGATATAAGGGAATTTCTCGGATCCGCATATACTATACAAGCCGCATCGAGGGAGTTCAAGTAGTTTCTGTCCACACAACATTCGTCTATAATGTTTAAAGGTGTGTGAGGGCCGAGAAGGCGAGTAGAGGGGGGGTGAATTCTTTTTAATTCTGGGGATGGTCGATGAGCGCAATCAAAAAAAGAAGTTGTAAGCGATGTTAACCATGTAGTGCCCGACATGCCATGGCTGAAAAATCTTACTTTTTTTCTTGTTTGTATTGACATTATACCCGCCTTACCTTTGAATATCTTTTATGCTTGGTGCGATATCCTGCATATGGCGGAACATTCCCTGATCGAGTGTTCCGTCCTCTACGAGACCTAGGTCGAAAATATTACCATCATATATGTAAGCAAAAAGAGTAATAATTTCGTTATCGCCCCAGCGATATTTATAAATGCCGCCGTTCTCATTAACTGCGGCTATCCACTTCTTCCACAAATCGCTTTTAAACATCTCAGTCTTAATCACATATGTGTCGCACCACTCCAACAGATGGAAATCTCTTTCGGCTGTCGGACTCTCCAGCAATTCTTGTAGTTGGGGTGATGCTGGTGTTATATTGTTGGTGAGCAGAAAGTTGCGAGTAAATTCCCACAGGCCGAGGCGTGTATCATAATGACCTTGGTGTGGCGCTCCGTTCTTCAGGCGCTGTCCCACAAAGAATGCCCCCATCACTTCGGGGCGCGAGGACATAATTTCGAAAGGATCCACCGCTAGGGGTCGTGTATAACCGGATTCATCATCGTGCGTCATCACACAGTCATATTTATGAAAATGTGTATTGGGATAACCGTACATATTGCTCCTAAAATTACACATGTGAAGGTATCCCTTACGTTGAATGGAAAAACTCCGTCGAACATAGTTGATATCTAAGCGATTATAATAAAGTTCTTCTTCCTTTAGAAAGGAGGGGGTCTTGTATGGCACAGAAACAAAATGAATATTTTCGCTTACTTGCAATCTGACTTCATTTCTAAAAACTTCAGAATCGTAAATGTCATCGAAATAATATACGTAAACAGGGTAGTTGTAATCTTTGTTGTAATTATCCCAAAGTGATTGGAGGCTTCGTTTAATACAGCGGCTTCGAGATGAGATATAGTTTATGCAAGCTTTCATTACTCTTTCTCCCCCAAAGCTATCTGCAAATATCGTTGTTCCAGCGTGTTATTTAAAAAGCTCAAATATCTTTGAGTCACCACGGACATGTCCATCTCCACATTATAACAGTTTGGTCCAATATTTGTTAAGTCCATTAATCTTTCTCCGTTAAGTTTCATAGGGGTGTAGTCCCATTCGTCTTCTTTTACCACCAAAGCGTCAAGGCCCGCAATCTCTTTTGCACCACCGAGAGAAGAACAGATAACCTTGCATCCACTCGCCCGGGCGTCGACAACAACATTGGGACACGCGTCGGGACTAGCTAGATGTAAAAAGTGCTTGGAGGCCCTATAAAGAGAGAATAACTCATCGGGTTGGAGGCGCCCCACATAAAAAATGCGGTCATGCGACATGCGGTCCTTAGGGTGCACATCTCCAGCTACCACCAAACAATCGTTGGCCTTTCCGTATTCTAAAAAGAACTCGACATTCTCCTTAAGTCTCTTCCATCGACGAGGTGTGTTCGGATTGTTATTGTAATACCAACTAGAGGCGCAGGACCATACATTATCAAACTTTGTAGTCAATTCGTTTTGCATCGGCTCGATGGAATTTATATACCCCAAATCTGCGCCATTGTGAATAACTTCATGATTCTGATGTTCACCAAAAAACTTAAAGATTAACTCTTTGCAATATTCCGACTGAAAGATAACCCCGGAGGCCATCTTGTAACAACGTAAGATATTTTTATTCTGTGAGACGAAATCCGACTCCGTGTCGAAATAAATCCCATCCATCCTGAGGACTAACGGTACGTCAGCCGGGTGTTTCCTAGTTTCTATAAAACTCAACTGTATGTCCGGATTTGCTACATCAGTTTGGCATGTGTGGCCGGCTGTTTCGAATCCGAGCTTCAACTTTCTTCCAAAATGGTTTGGCCCAGAAGTGGAAGACAGATTAACGTTATCTAATAAAATGTTCACAGGCTGTCTATTCGCGCATATGGTTGTTTTACATTTTTAAGATAATGACTAGTCTGTAGTTGTAACTGTCGCTTGTCCTTGTGAACATTCAGCGGATTACTAAAATTATAGACGTATAAAATATCCTCAATAAATTCACAGCGATTGCGAGCCATCTCAATCATCGGATACATAAACGCTTTATCAATAGAGGTTCTGTAAAACTCTCCGTTCCAATCTAAAAAGTCTTCATACTTAATTTTAGAAAAAAGGCCGTATTTAAAAGTCCTCAAATGAGATGCACGCCATTTGCCTTCTCGAAAATTGAATTTACTATCGCCCAATTGCTCCTCCGGGTATGCACTGGATTCGATGCCCATGTTCCCAGATGGATATTCCATATAACTGCCGTATGTCATCCAACAGTCAGTGTCGTGATATTTGTCGTTTAGAGTTCTGAAAACATTAGGATTAGCCAACCAGTCGTCACCATCCAAGGTTATAACAATGTCATCAGGACTTGGCTTGAGCGCCTCTATACCCTCGTAAATATTTTTCAACGAAAACTTCTTAGTTGTGTTTGTGACCACTTGGATATTTTTGTATTTGTTGGTCAACTCCTTAGCAATTGAGACAGTTCTATCTGTGGATAGATCATCTACTAAGATATAACGATAATTCTCATAGTCTTGACTCAAAACACTGTTGATTGTTCTGTCAATCCAGTTCTCGACATTGTACATAGAGGAGACAACGAGTAAGCTGTTTTCTTCCCTCATCACGCGGTAACAATATCCCAAAATTTCTTAGGCTGCGCTATCAAGTGCTTTCTAATTTCACCGAGATCATCAGTCTTGAACCATTCTTCCTCAGCATGTAAAACATTCTCGTTAAGTTCGAGTTTGCAACCAAGAAGTTTTGCTTCAATCACAAGTCGGGGACATGTATCTGAACCCTTGGGAAGAAAACACAAGCCCTCGGAAGTCGCTAAAAGCTCTAACACCTTATCATACTGCAAGCCGTGAACTTTTTCATAATTCTTCTTATTTTTTCTGCACCACTGTTCGGCGGCGACGGCCCCCTTGACCCACGATGGGGAACTACTGATTACCCAACGATCTGTTTTCTCTGCTGTTTTCAACTCGTCGATCTTCTCAAAAAACTCATCAGAAAATAGGGCCGAAAGAGTCTCGATGGACTTGTTGGTTAAATTAATCGCTTCCTTGTAATCGTTCATCTGTTTCAAAGAACGGAAAAATACAGTTTTAGCTCCATTGTAGAAGTTTTCATACAACTTGGCCCGAGGACTAGTTTTGCCACATGTGCAATCTTGGCCTCCAGAGAAAACTTTACACAACTGCGGAAGCCTTCTTTCACAGTATTTATAATCTGATTCTGAAACGTAATAAGTGATCCCACTATCGACAATCCTCTCAAGAATAGTGTCTGTAATTTGAGTGACGTTTGCAAATACCCAAGTTTTGTCTTTATAGTGGTCAATGATTCTCCCACTAACTTGAGCCGACTTAACCTCTAAACCATCAGCAGGACAACTATCGATCAAGGTTTGTAAGCTTAGTTCGGCGCCGCCCACATATTCGTTAGCAAACACATCATTCACAAATATGTAATCAACTTCGGGAAGTTCGGGCACTAAAAGACATCCCTTAACGAATTTATCGTATTGCCTCTCCTCAGTAAAAGTTTCGTTTACATATGTTTTTAACTTCTTTGCTTGAGATTTGTGCCTAGAATAATCCTTGTAACACTTCCGTATGGCGGTTCGAGCAGAATTCTCCCTAGGATAGGCCCAATGTGATTGGGGGATCAGTACGCCGTCCCAATGCGCGGCCTTCTGTATTGGGGCAAGATCGTAAGCCACGCGACCGAAATATCCCTTATTTTTAATCTTACCTTTCTTGTTTTCTGTCGGGACATAGAGGAAATCAGTGTGACCACTCCAATCAGTTGCGACAATAGGGAGCCCGCACTGAGCCGCTTCAAAAAGAGGGAGGCCGAACCCTTCACCATGAGCGAAGTTTATCAGAGCCTTAATCTTGGGATGAGTGTAGAGGCCAAGCATCTCCTGATCCGTCATATCCCCATGAATAAGATATACCTTGCACTTTCTGTCCGCGTGCGAAGCCAAAATCCTCTCAAGTCTCGCATGGGTCTCGACTCGATCAAGGTTAGAATTGTTAGCACAATTCATCTTCAAAACTAAGCCGATATCCTCGTCTTTGAATTCTCTAACAAACCACTCTATTGTATTTTCAAGATTCTTTCGCACACTCCATTGCGCAACAGAAAGAAAATTGAAATCAGTACTCAGCTTTAAGTCTACTTTTTCGATATCCAACTTACGAACTGGGTACCCCACAGGGATAATTGGAGTCTCTGTTTCAAGATGTACTGTCTCACCCGTTTGTGGATTTTGCCCGGAGTAAGAAGAATTGTCAAATCCAAATTTAGAATGATTAGACGTAACTATGATTCTATCCATAAGATTGGCTTTTGTGATCCACTCGGGCGCGATGGCCGTTGACTCAATTCCAGCCGTATACCCAATATTAAATCTGGCCAACTTCTCCCATTCGTTGGGGATGGTGACTTGCAATGACACATCATACGGTGCAGCATTCGGGAGTTGTTCATAGTTGACTGTTTTTACAGCAAGTTCGTTGATCCACTTTGTTTCTTCGGTTTGTTCAGGAGTCCAAGAAGTGGCGCCCCAACCACATACGCGTACATAGATGTCTATCTCGTCCTCAACACTCTTGAGAGATCTCAGAGCAAATCTAGCCTGTTCTCCATACCCACTTCTGCTCAACAATGGGCCACGCAATACTACTTTTGTCTTACTCATGCCACCTCCGCGAGGGTCCACGCACTGTAGCCAGTTCGGCTAGCCCACGAACCATGTTCCTTGTGTATATCAGTCATCAAATTCACCCACTTTGAACCAAAATCCTCAAAATTATAATTTTTTTCAACATGCTTGAGACCAAGGAGGCCCATGGCCTCTCTTTCCTGTGACGTCATGCTGTACATCGTTGTTAGTGCGGCTGCGACATCCTCTCCTGAAAGGCGGTCCTCGTATATGTATGGTACCTCCTGGCTGCCGATAATGGCCTTAGAGGCTGGCTCAAGCCCTATTCCGAACCAATTGGCACCATCTGTCACCTGTTCTTGGGGGCCTCCCGTCAATGTAGTGATTATCGGAGTACCGCATGCTAGCGATTCCAGAGTAGATAACCCGAAACCTTCGGCGTCAGAAACGCAAATTGTGCAATCAGCCATGTTATATATCAGTGACATCTGTTCTGGACTTATTGAATCGCGCGAGAACAACACCTCACCATTATCGAGTCCAAGTTCACGAATAATCGCATCAAGATCCTGACCGTTTGGATCCTTTGTGTTGGTGTGCATCAACAATGTCGCCTTGTCGTGGCCGACCTCGTCCAAAAAGTCTTTAAACCAAAAGATAAGCGAACCACTCTGTTTGCGGCGCGCGTTCCTACTATTCCAGAAAAAAACCATCTTATCAGGCTCTATCCCATGGTCTTGTTTAAAGCGTGACACATCAAACTCGTTTTCAGGTAGTTTTCTAAAAATAGTTGAATCAACTGCGTGAGGCAAGTATGTACACGGGACATCGGGTGCAACAGTTCGGACGATGTTATCAGTCACTTTAGATATGGTGACTATGTGATCGTTAGACTCATAAAATCTCTTATTATAAGTGGGGTAGGGGTAATTATCCCAAACATGATAATACACCATGGGAGCCAACCCTCTAATCTCGTTTTCCATAGCCCACAACCAGCCCCAAAATCTAGGATCCGTCATAAACCACACGATGTCGGGCTTTACAGCTTGTAAAACAGATCTCACCATGTCGGGATTTCCATAACCATCTACTGGATGAATAATCCAATCATCCTCATAGCGCTCCGTTTTCATGGGATTATAAGATTCATGCCTAATGGCGCCTCCAAAACTTGTTATTTTAAACTTTCCGCTATTCAGAAGCGCCTCGCACATATTTCTTGTCTGGATGCCGACTCCAGAGGCGGCCAACGGATGGTCTCCCAACGTTAATACTTTTATTTTTTCTTCCATTTTTTTCCTTTACGGACAGTGTTCTGTCTTATAAAAATCGCAGTAACCAAACTTGCCTTTACAAGATAATCTGTTCTTTATACACATGTTTGACCCGATATTTTTTAAAGCGCGAAACAGGAGATCGAGAGCATTTTTGGTCCTCTTTTTGCCATTAGAAACTCTGAAAATCTCAACCTTGTTCGTTTTCGCCGTTCTTTTCAGAAGAGCAAAGTAAGTCTCAATATTCTCTGGGTCTATATTGTGCTTCTTCGCGTAATAGTGCTTATAGAAAGTCAGTTGATATGTCACCATCGGATCAGACTTTCTCCGAGAGTCCCAACCCCACGAACATGTCTTCCAGTCAATAATGTGAACCTTTCCGTCACCAGTCTTAAGAACTAAGTCAATATATCCCTTGAAATTAACCTCTGATTCAACATATTCTTTAATGGGTTCGTACAACTGCTCTTCAACAGAAAGAACCTCATAATTCTCAAAGAAACCTTCTAAGGCCGGCAAGATCTCTGGCAAGATCGCTTCGCCTTGCAGTTTCATCTCTTTTAAAAGCTTTTTATTTTCACAAGGTGCATTTTGAATCTCATCCAGAAAACTCTTTAGAAACTCCTCCTTAAGATCCGCGTTATGGTCTACAACAGCGACCTCACATGCCTTGTGAATCGCAGACCCAAAGGCTGTATATTCGTTCCCCTCAAAGCCCCTTAGTTTGTCTATGTGCACAAGTTTGTGATAAAAGGGACAGAAATCCCAATTCTTTAGCTCAGAAAAAGAGATGTGTGACATCATTCCTCATTTAGATTATTCAAATATTGGAGTTTTTCGAAAACGGCAGGAGAAATCTTCTTCAAATATTGTCGATCCGCCATATAAAATTCCTCGAAGCCGCTAGCAAAGTATTCCCTCAAAGAGGTGACGGCGTAGGCATTGCAAAAAAGGCCCCGCGTAATATTGTCCAACAGCGCGTAACCAATATCCTTGTAAAGTATGTTATCAAATTTTTGTGAGTATTTTAAGTCAAAAAATAAATCTCTCAGAGATTTGTCCCTTAAATTAACATCTAGTTCATGCTGAATCAACAAGTCCAAGAGGCGCCGGCGCTTTCCTAAGAATTCTTGCTCTATTTCTCCGTCTCCGTATATCTGTGCCGAGTAATATGACTCAACTGAATGGGCCATCTCGTGAACTAAATCGTCCATCAAATCTGAATCGTCTATCTGGTCATTTGTTGCAAATATCGCGCCATCTCTGTAAAAAGCGTTAATATCTCTCTCAGAGAACTCGTCGAACTGGCCGATATATATTGAATCTAGGTCGCGCAAAAGGTAATTTGGAATGGATTTTTCTATTTTTTCTAATATTGAAGAGAGATTAACATCTTCTGGGAGAGGATCTTTAACGAGTACAAAGACTCGCCCATAGACTTGATATTCTCTCACCGGAGAACGATTTTTTCCTTCGTAAAACATAGTTTAGTATAACACAATTGATTGGGAGAATAAAGTTAAAGATTTTGGATATCCTAAGAGGGCGCCACAACGAATTTGGCGTCAATGTGATCACCGTTGATTACTAATTCGATTCGTGGGGTGCCGGGGCCAAAGTCAAGAGTTACTTTCGTCCCGTCACTTAGTGCTCGAAAGGTAGGGTTTACTTTGTCGTTATCCTTCTTCGCTTGGATCTTCGTAACCTCTTTTGAAAGTCTAAAACTTTGATTATAGGCCATTATTTGGAAACTCTCTTCTTAGGCGCCGCTTTCTTTTTTGTTTTCTTTTCGGTCATCACCTTCTTGTCAGTTTTTTTCTTAGCCTTTTTTACATTCTTTGATTTCTTTGGGGGGTCAACAATATCCCGAACTTGTTCGATCGCGGCTTTGTATTCATCAATGAGGAGGAGGTGGCTCCTGAGAGTTAGTTTGGAGAGGTTCAGATCATCCCGCTTTAGGCCATCGCTGATAGCTTGCAATTCAGACGCGCTGGCGCCGTTAAGGTTCTGATAAGCCAGTAGGAGTAATGCATTGCACATCTTGTATTTCTCATCAGTAGTCACTCTCAATGTAATTTTTTCTCTCTCTCGGTTGCTGATCATGGTGATGGCTCCTCTTGTCTAATGAATTATATAGTTAGCTCCGATTCTTCTTTTTGTTTTTCTCTGCCTTTCGCTTTCGCACCTTCTCTTTTCGTTCTTCAATATCGTCTTGTGATTGACGAATTGTCTTATTCAACTCGTCGATGTCGATGGGGGACCCGGGGATGACCGTAGCACTAGCTGTAACAGTGGAATCGAGGAGCAAATACTCCTCGCTCAACTCCCTCAGATAATTTAAAGAATTTTCATATTGTTTCATCCCCTCTTCCACTCTGAAGGTTAGTTGATCAACAAGATCGACATTTTGCTCAAGAAGTGATTTACTAATTTCATTCGTTATCTCCTCAATTTTATTCACAAAATTCTCAGTTACAATAGTAAAATAAACGTTGATTACCTCACCTTTATCCCCTTTTCTGATATCGAGAGTTAATTCCTCGAATGGTGGCTCTTTCTCTACCAAACTCATGTTGACTGTCCTCCTAACTGTACTTATAAATATGTAAGAATTTCATAAAAGCAAAAACATATAAAAAAAGGGAGGAGTCCGAAGACTCCTCCCTCCCGAGTTTTTTAAACCCGTACCATGTTCAAACAGTGATTAGGCCTTGTAATCAACCACAAGTTGGACATAGGCGCCGTTGGGCTGCAAGCTCAATTGAGGAGCTTTGGAGCCGAAAGACAGTACGCAACCGGAAGAAGCGCTGGTGGCCACAAACTCGTCGGCTACTCTGTTGTCGAAGCTTTCGAGGGCGCCGACGCGGTTGGAGAGGGTGGTATCAGCAGCAGCGAATTCGGCGCGAATGGCAGCGCGGTCAGTGGTAGCGGCACTGTGATCGGTGTTGTTCGCGGAGATCTCAGCAGCTAGTGCGGCGTTATTGCTAGTCACGTATGCGTTGTAGGTAGCGACGTGGGCCGCAAAAGCGTTATCGTTAGTGGTATCAACGCTGTTGATGAATGTAACGATCTCGGCAAAGGTGTCCTTGTCCGCGGACGACGCGGCGAGAATCGCGTCAATACGACCCTCTTCGAGCTGAATCTTATCTTCTAACTTGCCCATGTCGTTGTAGGCGCCGTCGGCGTCACCGCGGACCAGCGAAAGCTGGCTGGAGAGCGAGGCGCTCACCTGCGCGACGTGGCCGACGTTCTCAGCACGAATGAGAGCACGGTCCGTGGTAGCGGCGGCGTGATCGGTGTTGTTCGCGGTGACCTCTGCGGCCAGGTTGCTGGTGAGGGTACCCTCAGCAGCTACAGCGCGAGTGTACTCAGTCGAAATTCTCGCACCAATAGCAGCAAGTTGCGTCTTGAGGGGAGCAGCGGAAATCTGAGCGAAGCCGTCGCCGGCAGCGATCGTCGAGCCGGAAAGAACGGTTTCAAGGCCGTTAACCGCGAGGTCACGTCCCTGGAGAACCTGACCGAAACGGCCTGATCCTTTTAATCTTGAAATAGCCATAATATTATCCTCCTATGATAAAAATTTATTATGTCGAAGGAGAAAAGGGAGGGAGTGGAAAAACAAATCCGCGGTTAATAATCAAATCCAACAGATCCATTTTCTCTTCTGTGGTATGTAGACGTACGTCTCCCAAATGACCAAAGAAAAAATATTTAAGATGTAAAAAAATGAAAAACCAAGTAAAATCAATAACTTAACTAATGTAAGTGCTTTCTATACTTTTGGTCACCATCATATTTTGAATATATCGTTGTAAGTTACTAGAAAGTTTGATATAATATAGATTGTTAGATGGTTATTTGTAAGTTGAGTCTTGAATATGACTAGAGTTTATCATATTTTTACAATTTAGTCAAGGTTAATCTTCGCTAGTGCTGAAATTTTCTCGATCTGCTAGCGCGGTGAGAGAATTCTCCTTTTCGAAAAGCTCCTTACCGGCATCAACATCTGCCAATCCCTGGTGATATCCTCTTATCCAATTCTCTTCTGCAATTGCTAGCATGAACTCTGGGAATTCATCGGCCATGACTTCAACAACCATTTCGGTCGTTATATTTTCATCTGAGGGTTGTAGTTTTTCACCTACATGGTTTAAGATATACTGTTTAAGTTCTGAATTATCCTCAGCAATCTCCTGATTCTTGACTGCTTCGTTATACTCTTCTTCTGTAATGTAGTGCATTGTTCTCCTTTATAACACTTTCGCTGCTAATGTCGCGACAGCAGAACGTTCACCCTTTTTGAGTGTGACGTGGCCTGCAAGTTCGTGATCTTTAAATTTTTCTATCGTATATGTGAGACCATTCGTTGTCTCATCTATATAAATATTATCGATTTGTTCGATATCCCCTAATAATACTATTTTAGTATTTTCGCCCACTCTTGTTAATATCGTTTTTATCTCATGAATTGTAGTATTCTGACATTCGTCGATAATGATATAGGCATCGGAGATTGAACGGCCCCTGATGTACGTTAAAGCCTCTATTTCGATAGCTCCACTGTTTAGGTGCATATCAAAGGCATATTTATCTCCCATAAGATATTTCAGGTTATCTTGGATAGGAGACAGCCATGGTCTCATCTTCTCTTCCATGGTGCCTGGCAAATAACCTATATCTCTCCCCAGCGGTTCTACCGGGCGGGTTACGATTAATCTGGTGTACTGTTTATTCTCAATGACCTGTTCAAGGCCGCTAGCAAGCGCGCAGAGGGTTTTTCCGCACCCGGCCTTCCCTATGAGGGTCACAACGGGTACGCTGTTGTCCATGAGCAAATCCAGAACAAAACGCTGTTCACGGTTTCTTGGTCGGACTCCCCAGACACCCTTTTGGTAATCAGTTATCCTTCGCAAAGGTTTTGAAGAGGAAGTATTTCTGGTGAGAGCAGTCTTTTTTGAGTTTGAACTTGATTTGAGCATCACGAATTGGTTGGGGAATACTTCCTGGGTACTGTCTGAAAACACCTCTTCACCAGAATAGAAGGATTCTATAACGCTATCATTGACAATGTGTACACTTGTTCCTTCGTATACCTTGTCTTTAGCGGTAACCACTTGACCTGCTATGTAATCCTTTGAAGTAATCCCCAGGGCATCGCACTTTACTCTCATATTAATATCGCGAGAAATCAGAATTACATTATCGTGAGTTTGTTTCTCCATCAACGCTACTGCAATGATTTCGTTATCAGGATTATCTAAATCCAAATCATCAGGAAGAAACTCTCTAAATGATTCAGGACTCTTGACATGTACCATTGACCCATTAGCCAGTTTTACACCGTCTCTAAGAGAACCGATCTCCCTCAGTTCATCTAAAATTCGAATTATATTCCTAGCATTGGAGCCAACGCCGTCATGCCTTTTTTTATGCTTATCAACCTCTTCTAGTACCTTAAAGGGTATTACGATATCGCCGTCTTGATAGTGGTTGATAGCGTATGAATCAGTTAGAAAGACACTAGTGTCAAAGATATACTTTTTTTTTGTCATTATTATTTCTCGTTTGGATGTGAACAAAGACAATCGTTATGATTTTTGATGGCTATTCTTATGAATTTAATAATCGAAACTCTCTGCGGAGAAAGAGAAACATTATCAAAATCTGCCAATCTCATAACAATCATGCCAACAACTTCATTGTGCTTGTTTAAAATAGGAGAACCAGAACTGCCTCCCATCACTGGGATTGTGTATATTTCGAAGCCCCATGGATTGAGTCCAGAATAATAGCCAGACAGAATCGGTATCATATTTTTAAAAGAATAACCAATTGGCGCCGCGATATTGTAAACTTCCTCACCAATTGCCGGAGTCTTATCAGCAATCTCAAGGGGAGGGGCCTGAAAATCTGGGGCGTACAGTAGGCAGAGATCCTGCTTGGCCTCCATCCGAACAAATTGCATCTGATGAGTCTCTCCCTTAAGATCCATACCTTTGAAGAGGTTTTTAGATATTGAAACTTCTGGCTTTTTAAAAATTTTGTTAGCTGGATCTATCGAGATTCTTTTTAAATCATCTTCGCTATCGCAAACATGTGCGGCGGTCATGATATATGCGCCACCGTCATCATCGTTTTTAACGACAAAACCAGAAGCCGTTATTCCATAAGAGTCCTCAACACATATCTTACTCTTTTTGATTGCCTTGCTATCTGTTTCGCAAATTTTCAATTTCACGATCTTTGTGATTCGTAAGAAAGAGTCGCGGGGAAGGTTTTGGGTGGGAGGGGCGTCCGCAGTAAGATACACTAGAATAAAAGCAGCAAGCAGCAGCCCTGACACTCGTTGAATGCGCTTGGATATCGTTATATCATGCCATCTAACCATTCAGTAGTAACTAGAATAGTTCGTATAATTTCTTAAAAATCAGGCACGATTCCTAAAATGACTTAATTGGGAATGCCCTTCGAACCGCCACCGGTGGCGTCAATTAACATCAAGATAACTGAGCCAGTCTGCTTATCATAAGCCAGCGTCAACATGTCAGAACCTTTTTGGTCAAAGATATCCTTTTCGGGGATAGTCACGGAACCGCCATTCCGTTTAACCAACATAC